TTCTCCAGCAACTACATCTCTATTGTGTTGTAAACGAATACGACGGTCATTGCTTTTTACATAATCCCAAACTGCTCTTTGTAATTCATCTGAATCTGTCCACTCTCCATGAGCATCTTCCATATCAGGGATATACATAGCACCTAGGGTGTAACGCTTTTCGCCCTCGGCTTTTTGTAAATCAAACTTACCTAACGCCTTTGTAGTCTCCTCTGTGAATACATCAGGAAAAATTTGACGGGCTACTTCCTCGGTAACTTCTTGGAACTCGCCTTCGCCTTGGGTTAAATAGCGGACGACATCAGCATCGGGATTATCCATCCAACTCTTAGTACGAATATCCCATCTATCTTCAACCATGGCTGTTTCTCCACGCTCAAAACGATAAATGTTTATCGCCTCGTTATCTGCGCCTAGTTTTGCAAAATATCGCATACGGCTGTACCTCCTCTCGTTATTCTCCACATTATATCAACCCCCGTTGATTTTACCAAACCTGCTTGTTGAGCGGTCTCAAAAGTCTGCGTTACAAGCGTTCCGATGGTCAGCAGTTTTGCCATGTTTGCTGGTCTAGGGATTGCTTTAGCCTTGTCTACCATTCTGTCCCACATTGCTTGGCGCTCTGTGTTATTTGTAGATTTTCGATACACCTCGTAGTCATCGTGTAAATCTACTTCTTTGACTTTGTGAGAGGTTGGAGTATGAAGTTGTAGTTCTACCTTGACGCCATCTTTACTCAACTTGATATTAGTGCCATCGTAAGGGTCACCTGCTTGCCAAAAGTTTTTAACCGATTCAACTTTCCAACCAGTTTGTTCTACCGCGTTGATTGTTTTTTCAACACCGTCTGCATAATTATTATCATCAACATTGAGTGTATAACGAACCGCATCAGAGATTGCGTTTGCCGCTTTCTCTCTATCGCCGCGATGGTCTTTCTCTGCATCGGCATCAATTTTGCGAGCGAGTGAATCTGTGGACTTTAATCTTTCTGTAAGCGAACTCTTGCCATCGATTTCAGGAAAATCAGCGCCGATTGTTTTTGCAATACCTTCCATCAATCCAGTAATAACTGGCTCGACTGCCTCGGCATCTTTTCTTAATCTTTGGGCTTCTCTAATGGCTTCTTTAGATTGTCCTTGTTTGGGAGCAATATCAGGTGCCATAGCGGGGCGACCAGTCGAACCCTTATCTTCTCCACCGCTAGTTCCAGTAGCCCAACTTCCATGTGCGGATTGGTCACCATCTCCGTGTTTTTTAACTTCGTTTTCATATTTTTCCACCATTGATTCTGCCCAAGCGAATCCAGCATCTCCGCCCCAAGCGTCCCATGACACTCGACCAGCGCTAGGGAATCCTTTTTCACCACGATTAAATCCGAGGGCTTGTCCATCAACTTTATGTCGAGAAAGAAAAGATTTCATTCGTTTCAAGGTTTCGATAGAAACACTTTCACCACGGGCTAATTGACCCGCTCTAGTTCTACCGACTGAAGTAAATCCACCGCCAGCAAAACCTTTATCAATCCATTCAATTGCTCGTTGCGCCGCATCTCTTACTGATTGAGGAGGAGTAAAACTATCCTCGGCTTTTGCAACTTGCTCAATTCGCATTTGATAACCATTGACAGTAAAGAAAGTTTTGATGTTACCCACGGTATCGCCCGTTGATTTGATTACATCTAGGACTGTCTCGGCTGGCAATCCAGCAATTGAGGTTAGGTCTACATCATCGATTGAATCAATTAGAATCTCGTAATTATCCCAATCATCCTTTGGGCGTTCCATCTTGCGTCTAGCCATCTCATTAAGAATGGTGTGATGAACCTCGATTTCAGCCGAGGAGGGAGACGCTGATTTATGGACATTCGTGTGGAGCGCGAGTAGTTCCTCAGCGCTTAGATGAATTAGTTTGGGTGCAATATCCGCCATGTGTTAAGAATAGCGGATGGTATTATTACTGGGGTTTATTTCCTTGAAGTATGGTTGAAATTTCTTCCATAATCTTTGACTCATCCTCATTTGAAGCACCAGTCTCAGAAGTGAACTCAACCTTTTCAGACCACTTGGAATAAGCCTCTTGGATAGCCTTTTGTTTCTCTCGTCTATTCATAATCTAATTATACCCCAGTTTAGTTCTTTTTGCTAGGCGCTGGTTTTTCACGGGCTGTCCCATCGTAAATTACACCATCTCCATCGTGGTCAATAGGACCTTCAAGAAGTTTCTGACCCTCAGCAGTCAAAGATTTAACATAACTTACTTTGAGGTTATACATCAATTCTTTACCAGCCCAAGTTCCAGTTTCTTCTTCTATTTTTTTTGAATATCCAATGTTTGCAAAATGAGCAGGTAATGGAAAATCTTCGTCTGTGAAATTTTTGACTGAGCCAAAAGCAGGGTATTTATATCCACTCTCATCTTCAAAATATGGAGAATAATCATTTGTTGCTCTTGACATTAAAGAATCAAATTCTGCTCGTTCGGCAGAACCTTTTGCGAACCAACCACTTTCTTCATCGTCCATAGAAGCAACCCTTTGGGAAATTGTGTCAAGATTTTCTCCTACTTTATTTGGCGCAAAATCATAACCTGCTCTAGCCCAATGTCGAGCGCCATCCTGAGCGGTTGATTTTATTTCAATGTAACCTAAACCTTTTGCTGTATACCAAGCCTCAGTCTGTTGAATAAATTCTTTGCCAAAACCAGTCCCTTTATTTTCTTCCTCATAAATCCATAAAAGTCCATGCTCAACATTGAGTGTGCCGTTTTTTTCAAAAAATGTGCGAGATATTTCTCCAACTTGTTCACCCTCTCCATTGTAAATTGAGCCTTGCACTCTTAATTCATTTCCATCCTTGTATACATTTTCAATTCTTGACTCTAAGGTAACCGTATCTCCAGTTAAACTTGTCCCTGTTTGACTAACTACAAATACATCATTAAGAGGTCCAACTAAATCGTCGGTGTTTATTGGCTCATAACCCTCAACAGCCATAGCGTATTCTGTTAATGATTCTCTTTGACCATCAACATAATTTTCAATCATTTCACTTTGTACTCTTTCAAAAATATCATTTTTTTCTTGTTCGGTATATTCACGGTTTGGAAATTCTGCTTGAAGCGATGCAAGACTTTCGGCAACTTTGCCATCAATACCTTGGGTTGCATCTGCATACAAATCGCCGTCTTGTTCCACATACTCACTTAATTGATTATCGCTATATGTTTTTGGTTTGATGGCTTGTAAAATATCTTTAGCCGACGGTCCAACAGTAGCCATTGATTCAATACGAGCAACTTCATCAGCCGTATAACCTCTAGCCCAGTTACCGTGTTCGGACTGGTCATGCTCACCGTGTTTTAGTACGGGTTTTAACCCATAATCAAAATAAATTACTTTGAGGGTTTTGCTAACTTTGCCCAAATCTCTTTGGCGTAAGCGTCTATCTGTTCGTCTGTCATGTTCGACATATCGGGCAGTTGTACCGCTTCGAGTTTTTTCGATGCCACCTGTTCCTCCTGTTTCTATTTCTTTGAAGTTTGCTACATCCCAAATTGAGATTTGGTCTCTTTCACGACCCCGAGAGATAGCCTCTCCCTCGTCCTTAATGTTTTCTGATACATCAAGGTAGACCTGTCCATCGTTCGTATTATGCCATAACCCTAGGTAGTTATTCGAATTATTGAACTCTGATTTATGTTGCTTCATGTAGGAAGAAAGAATCTCAGCGCCTTTAGCCTCATCAAAAAAGTCATCAGCCTTGACTATCGCCGCAAACTTCTTGCCTTTGGCAACCATAAAGCCCTTAGTAGGCTCAGAACCGTCCTTGAGGCTGACTGAGAGACCGCCATTCTCTTTGACCCTCTCAAGCGTCGAGCGGACAATCTCAGGGGCTACTTGGACTCCCTGCGCCCATGAGCCATGAGAACTTTGGTCATGGTCGCCGTGCTTTTCTACAATTTCATAGGTTGCTTCCCAATCGCCTCTACGAAGTATTGACCCAAGTAATTGTTCTTCAAAAACTTTTCCATTTGGATTACGGACAGAAGCGTAAAAATCTTCATCATTTGTTCTTGTGAATAAAATTTCGCTACCATCTGAGCGTTTGTATAGAACAGTACCTTTTTCTATATTTAATGTATTGTTCATTTAATCTGACCAATCGTCTCGATATTTGTCTTTTTCCGCTGGTAAAAATTCTACTTTGTTTATTAAATTTTTATTACCTGAAGCATTCAACATATTTTTGACCTCACTCACCCGACGCTCTCTATCTTGTGAGTCACTACTTTGAGAACCAACAATATAAATTTGTTTAATATCTGAGACTTTTACACCATTTCTAATTTGTACTTCGGCGTACTCACTTGTGTGTTTACCACTACTTCCCCAAGAACTCCTTGCATGTAGACCCGCAGTTACAAGATTATCTCTAGTCACTTTCTCGGACAAGGGTTGTGGAAGTGAGCCTGTATGTAAAGAATCTCTTAAAGTATATGTTGTTCTTTCTTTTACATCATCATTTAACAATACCCTTAAATCGCCATATTGTTCTACCCGACTTGTGTTTACGGTAAATGTATTAGTAGGTTTTTCATTATTTACATCTCTTGCAGAATTTTCATCAACAGATAATTGGCTTGCAAGGTATCCGTAAATTGGTCTATCACTTAATTTACTATTCACGGGAATTCCTTGTTCCACTTCTTCAAGTTTTCTTTTGCTTCTATCGTACATTCCCCCACTTTTATTTGACTCAAATTGTGACTTAAACCTACCATCCTTTAATACTTTTTCAAAGTCCCTTGAATCAATGGCTATAACTGGAAATCCTTTAGAAACATTGCTACTAATTTCTTCTGTCACTCGTTTGTGATTTTCTAAATAGTTACCTAATTGACCACCTCGTAGTTCGTCAAGAAGAGGATGAATGGCTTTTGCCATTTCATATCTAACCTCTGCGTTATTTGCGTCAAGATAATTTGATAATCTTTGCGTTTGACCCGCAACATAAACTTTAGAATTTGTTGCGCCTAAATTTTGTTTTCCTGCCTCAAGTTCAAAATAAGTTTGAACTTTGTCCATATCGGCTGTTAAAAATTTTTTAGAAATTTCTTCTATTTTACTTTGCATTTCAGGAGTATATTCATTTCTATCTATAAGCCTTTGAATTATGTCTCGTAATTGAGGACCTGAATGTGAAGCGGCGTCATTGGTAAGCGCTCTTGGGTCAAAGGGTCTACTAAATTTAGATGGGTCAAAGCGTGATGTTACTACGGAGTCATATTCAGCAATATATTTTCCGCTTTCTATTATTCCGCCTTCTTTTAATCTTGAATACTCTGCTTGTAGAGCAGAATTTCCGTGCGCCCATGAGCCATGACTTGATTGGTCATGGTCACCATGTTTAGTTACATCTGCCCAAGCCTTACCTGAAGGAGATAACATATTCCAGTCGTGGCGGATTTCAATTCCATCTATCATATTTTTACGAGCAAAATTAAGCATTGCAGTTGCTATGCCTTTGCGCTGATAGTTTGTTCGGACTTCTACATAACCTATTTTTGCGTATTCTTTGTTTGACACAAATTGATTGGAGGCTGATAGACGACCAATGTTTCTATTTTCACTATCTTTCAAAGATAAATTCATTACCGCTACACCATCATCATATTTTTCATTTATTTGAGAGATGTTAAAACCTTCATTTTGAACAGTTATTTTTGCTGAGATTATTTCTCCACTAATTTTTCCTCGACCTAATTCGCTTGTAGGAATAGTTTCGGACTTCACATCACTAATTGTTCCCGTAGCCCATGAGCCATGAGAACTTTGGTCATGGTCGCCGTGTTTTAGAACTGGCTTATATCCAATAGGAAATGTGATAGTGATACTCATGAGCGTCTCTCAGGTGGAATGATTACCATGACGCAACGGCAATTAGGGTGAACTCTTCCTGGAGTTTCATCACCGCTAGAAAATGTTCCATCCCAAGGAACTATCTCGCCATCTAGTTCAATACAAATAGGGCAAGTGCGTTCGTCTTGAGCAATAACCCACATCTTTTGTGATTCAACATCTACATAACCTTGCTCTGCCGCTTGGTTCCATCCCTCTTGGCGTCCCTCGTTTTGAGCAATTTGAATCTCTGTGCGAGCAATCATTGTGGCTCTCTTGCTCTTAAGAGAATCTGAATAACGGGTAGAGCGTTCGATTGCTTTAGCGCGAGCGGCTTCTTCTTTTATTCCGCTTTTAACTAATCGGGCATATTCTTTTTTTTCAAAGTTAGTTACTGCATCAGCAAATCTTGGATGTAGTCCTACAACACTTTTAATTCTTCGGGCTGTTGCTCTGTAATCTAAGCCCTCATTGAAAGCATCAATAATTGCTTTGCGAACTGAGAGACGGGTTAGCGCATCAATTGAGGTTACAAGTTCTCCAGCACGGCGTTGAGCAAAGGCTAAAGAGTTTGGGTTTGTTTTATTAAAAGACATAGTAAATTCCACTTTAGGTGGTTTTGGTTGCGCCCATATAGGAATTTTTGTGAACTCAAGGTTAGCCAATGCTGGTCTATTTTCTATCTTTACTTTAGAAGGTGTAAAGGCTGGAAGGGATAACTTAGGAGCAATCTTTTGAATTTGTTTGATGGCATCTTTACCACCAATATCAATTGAGTTAAGGAGGGAATCTCTAATGTTTTTTTGATTAGCAATAGTTATGCCCGCTAACAAACGCTCCAAAGTTTCAGGGTTCATATTGCGAAGCAAGGACTCAAGTTGTTTCATTGAGATTTTATCCGTCGCTCGTTGAATTGATTGATACAAAGTACGAGCAAGTTCTTGTTCTTGAGGTGTTAGCGGAACTCTTTTGTTTCGCGCCTTTTCAAAAGGATGAACAAAATGTAACGCCATCTTTAACCAACTTCAGGGAGTTTCGGAGCCTCCGTAGTTGGAGCAGGTGGTAATTCTTCCTCACCAGCGCCATCGGGTTCTTCAGGCATAGGAGGAACTCCAGCGCCTTCAGGCATAGGAGGCATACCAAAATTCTGTCCATCATGTTCGGCAGGTGGTAATCCAGCGAGGTCGCGTAGATACTCTTCTAACTTAGGGTCAGGAACTATTGCACCTGTTTGTACCAAGTTGCCAACAAATCCAGCAATCTCATTCAAATCAACATGGCTTACTTCACCATAAGTTAGATAAGGAGCGCGAGCAACATCCATGCCATTTAGTTTTAATAAACGAGGAATAGCGTGTTGGTTAATTACTTCAGCAATACTTTTAGCAATTGCATCAACTGACATCGACCACAAATCCATTTTGGAAGTTCCAAGGGCGTAGGAACCAACTCGGTCAGAGCCAAGGAGAATAAAGTCAGAAAGGATTGACATTGCAATTCTTTGGTCATAGCGCTGGATAACTTTGTCTGTATCAAACTGACGAGAACCGCCTGAAGATAAAAGAACTAAATCAAATACTTTGTGTCCTTGGTCGTCATACATCGAGGGCATAATGATTCCTTCTTGCTCATTACGCTTAATAGAAGTAACGATGCTTTGGATTGATGCAAGAACTGAGGCTTGCTCGGCTGTTGCTGATGATGAAAGGAACTCAGGTGGTACATAAGCAACTGGTAGACCTGCTAAGTCACGCTCAATACCGATTGCTTCAATCTCTTCAATACGACGCTTGAAGTACCAAGAGCGATAAGCGTTACGAAGAATAGAACGACCTTCAGGGTTATTCTTTTGTGTATGGGTACGGAATAACAAAGCCTTCTCAATTGGAATTGTATGGATACCACCCGCTGATGGGTCTACTTGAACCATGGCTTGAATACCGCCATCGTCATCCATTTCCCAACGGAATAAAGTTTCTTGGGCGCGAATAGGCATTTTGCGCCAACCAATACGACCATCATTATATTTAGATTTACGCTGTGGGTTTTTGCTATCACCCTCACGGATTTTGTAAACAATCTCATGATATGAAAAACCAAAGACAAGCATTGAAAGTATTTGAGATAGAGCAGAGTCCCAAGACTCGCTCATATCATGTATACAAGATTCTACGAATACTGCTACTTCTTTATCTTCCTTAGAAATATCTCCGTCTTGAGAATCATCCGAGAAAGGGTCTACACGCCATTCAAGACGAGTAATAACTTTTTCTATTGCATACAACATTGAGCCGATGGTTGGGTCGTTGTCCGCCATCTCTCGATAGATTCTTGCTCCGCGTTGTCCACGCAGATTAACTAAAAATTCTTCAAAGACCGTTCCACCTGAACGGCGTAAACCAGTAGAACCTAACTCTTGTAAATCGGGCGTTATTTTCTCAGCCATTTAACCCTCTACTCTTTGGTTGCTAATCCTACGACAATTGCGATTGCCTGTTGCTCATTGAATCCCGCATTTATCAACTCCGAAAATACTTCGTGAGTTTGAATTGCGAAAGCCCGTAAAACAGACACGACAGCCTCACGATTGGGTGAAAGGTTATCGTACACCTGTCGATTATACCGTTAAGCGGATTTAGCCTTTTTATTCTCCGTCTGAAACAAGTTCAAAAGAGTTAATTCTTTTGTTAGTTATTCCTAGAGCAGATTTCAAAGCCAAATCTCTGTCGCCAACTTGAGCAAAGAGACGATTTTCTAATTCGCCACCAATTGCATCAAAGCGTCGGAAGTAGATGTTGTAAGGCAAAGCATCCCGTTGGATGTTTAACTCAATCTCAACATACTCTTTTAGAGCAATCTCTTGAGATACAAATGGTTTACCATTCGAATCAACAACAACTTTTGAACCTGCTAATTCCTTTGTGAAGAAATCAGTCCAAGCCATTTACAACCCCTTTCGAGAGTTTTTCAACCCCGATTATACTACATAAGGGTTAGAAAGGTGCAATGTCAGATATTGGCATACTCCAAGCATCTGAAGGCGTCTTAGGTGTATCTGTGCGAGTGGTTGTACTTACTTGAGCAACTGTATGGCGCTTCATGTCAATGCCTAAGTTCCAAGCGGTAACTACAATCTTTGAGCGTTTAGCCCCTGTTACTTTGTCATCCCAGTTTTCTTGAACTGCGGTGCCTACAACAATTACTGACATTCCCTTGCCTAAAGAGTCTGCACAATTTTCAGCAGTCTTGCCCCATGCTTTTACATCCCAAAATGTTGTATCTACATTGTCCCAAGTTCCATCAGGTTTTTTACTGGACTTAGATGTCACTACTGTAAATACTGCTAAGGCTTTACCGTTAGGAGTAAATCTTAGTTCAGGGTCATTAACTATATTTCCCGTGATTGTTATTGGTGCGCTCATGCTACATACCTTTCGTTCGTTATTGGTTTGGCGATTATGTTTAGTTGTTTTCTCATTCTGTCGCGTTCTTTAGTAGATTTTCCACCCCAAATGCCGACTACTTTGTAATGTAACGCATAGGTCAGACATTCTTCTTTCCAATAGCATCCATCACAAATCTTCTTTACTTTTCTGTTCTCCTCGGTTATCTGATTCTTCTCGGGAAAGAAATAACTCGTCTCTATTCCCCAACAACTCGCTCCCTCGAATTTCCAAGGCATCATAATTTTCTTCAATGTTTTCCTCTCCAACAATTAGTCGATAGGGGGAAGAGGCATCTAACTTAGCCACAATTCTTCCATTGCGCCATACCTTGCCAGCAACTACACCATCATAAAAACTTGGCTTAGGCTTTACTAGAGAATCACACTCTTCCCAAAAAATACATCGGGAACAATAATTAAGTGCTGGTTGTACTAAATCTAAATTAAATTGGTCAAAGAGCCAAGGGTCAGCATCACGGCACGGCGCTTTAGATGCAAATGAACCCATGCAGGAATTTTAGCGCTTGGCTTTATCATTGTTATTTATTTCGGGAGCCTTGCGTGTCGCCCACTCACCATACCGCTCTGTTATCAATTTATTAAGTAAGTTGATTCTTTCTTCTTCATCCATCGGTCTATTTGTCTCTGAGTCCGATGTCATCGTTACCCTCCCAATACTTTAGCCCGTGATGAACTAAACCGAGGTGGCGCCAATCAGGATTTTGGTCATCGGCAAGAGTTAGCGTCCAGTAATCTTTAATGCCATCGCCCATCCATTCAGATACAAGAACCCAGCCCGTACAAATTGCTGGTTCCATAAAAGCAACGCGCCCGATTTCGGCGAGCGCATTGTCTATTGCTGATGGTTTTTTCTGCTCTTCACTTCCCATTTAGGGAGGTTAGTACCAAAAATTAGAACTCCAAAAGCGCCACGCCGAGCAAGGGTTGGAATATCTGTGTTCAATGTAAACGAATCCTCGGGTTATTTGTTCCTCAACTGATAAGTCAGGGTCAAGTCCGAGTATTTGTGGAATTCCGCCAGCATGAAGTTTTTCTCCATCTTGGTAAACGGCTGTTTTATTGTAGGCATCGGGACGCCAGTTTGACTCTTTTGTCCAAAGCGATAGCAAACATTCCCATTGAGCGGGTGTATCCCAACCATAAGCATCAAGACGCTTCTTAGCGAACTCTTGGGATGCCTCGGGTGTCCGTTCAACCAATATCGGTTTCATAATTACTTCAACCGCTTGTGCTGGTGAATCGGGTGGAATGTGAAATGGATTTAGAAGTATAAATCCAAGTATAAATAGTGCGACTGGAACTGGTTTAGTAATAACTTTTTCATAGAATCGCATATTCCTCCATTGTTAGGAGTGAACATTTATTCGCTACTGGATGTAGCGCTTCTCTGTTGTCAGTATTGGACTGACCTCACTTTGGCGAGTAGGTGTTTTGCGAACCTTGTTTAAGGGTACATCATCAAGATGAATGAGTGTCAAGGAGGGCGCTCGGTGGCGGAGCGATGAAAGTTACGCTAGAGAGAGGACGGACGCGCAACAGGCGCTACTACGCCACCGAACTATTTGGGTACCCGCGTAAATGATACCCCACACATAACCATGAAA